TCGACGGATACGGTGAACAGTTCGCCGCCGTTGGTGTCCAGGATGGTGCCGGGCTTTTCGTCTTTTTTGCCGCGCACCATCACCTCATCGCCGACCTGAAGGAAGTGGTCGGTTTTGGAACGGCCGTTGGCGTTCGCGGCCGGTGCTGCTGCTGGTTTGGCGGCTGGCTGGGAAACGGCCGTTGGCGACGCTTCGCTTACGCTCGGGGCATTTGGCATCCTGTCTGTCACCCGCAGGACGCCGCCGAAACGCTTTTCTTTGCCCATCTGGGTATCCTTGCCGTCGTAGGTGCAGATTTTGAAGAGCGGGCAGGTGTGATAGATGCGGCTCTTCTGCGCCTGGGTTTTGTTGGGATTGTTCTCGGTATCGGCCGGAACGTTGTCGGTGGCGATGAACGGCGGCAGCTTGCGAAAATCGTGCTCGTAGACGCGCACCGCTTTTTCTTTCAGCATATCGCTGGCCGGGTAGAGGATGACAAACGGGTCATCCTGGGATGTACGGCCGTACACGTAGCCGCCGATCCAATGAATATGATTGCTGCTTTTGAGCAGCGCTTCGAGCATAGTGTGGATTTCGTTCAGTTGATTACTCACAGTTCACCTCCAGTTGATCAAACATCTAATGACGATTGCAAAAAACAGGATAACAAAAAAGATTTGGAAGAGCATCAGCTTCCCCCTCCCCCGGTTGCCCGGTCGTAGATGCGCGCCGGGACGGTGCTGCGGCCGTTGGCCTGGGCCATGCGGGCCCACTGGCGCGCGCCGTCGCCATCGCTGCGAGCGCGGCGGCGGTTGCGTTCGTGGATATTCTCGCCACGGGCGGCGATGCGTTTGGCCATCGCGTCCTTATTAGCCTGCCGGCGGGCTTCGCAAGCTGCCTCTTTTTCGGCCTCTGTGGTGGGCAGGATGGGCTGAGCCAGGGCGCGGGCCATGCGGACGGCCAGGTAATGGCTGCATGGCTCGCTGTGGAACTGGGTCCAGCGGCAGTGACATTTGCCATTGACCTGGTAGGTGTCGCTGCTGCCGGTGACTACGGCCGTTTCCGGTCCGGTGAGCCGCACCTGCCCCGCCTCCACCAGTTCGGCCGCTTTCTGGTAGCGGTTGGCCCAGCTGGGTTTGACGGCCGTGCCTTTGGCGGCCAGCTCGTAGGCCGGGTGTGTGTCCGGCTGCGCCTGCTGCATTTGTTCGGCCGTCAGGCGCGGGGCGCGGATGTTGAGATTGGCGGCGTCGAGACGGCCGTCTTCGTGGTGCAGGGCCGCAACGGTGTGGCCGATGTCTGGGTGCTGGTCGTCGGCGTCGTACCATTTGGCGTAGTAGGTGCCGTTTTCTAGTTTGGTGAGTGATTGTAGGGTAATCATTTGCTCATCTCCCGGCGGTAGGTGTCTTCTTTGATCGCGGCTGCTGCTGCGCTGTCGATTCGTTGCCATCTTTCGGCAGCCTGGCGCGCCTTTTCGGCGGCGGCGGCTTCGCGGGCTTTTTGGTCTTGGTTGGTCATTGCCCACCGCCATGACTGAGGAGCGATTCGCCCTTGAGTTGGTTCATTGCCCCGGTCCAGGCCAGGGCAAAGGAAACGGCCGTACACTGGACGTGATCGCCGTAGAAGGGCCGCAGGGTGACGGTGACGGTGTTGTCGTCTACCTGAATGATGGGCCGGAACGGCAGGCTGCGCAGCTGGATGCTGGTTTCGATAATGGGGTCGGTTAGCCGGGCCATTATTGCACCGCCTGGGGCAGCAGGCTGCCGCTGCGGCCGTTGACGTGGTAGAGGTCCAGGCTTTGCAGGTAGCGGTTGACCAGGTAGTCGTACATCAGGTCGTTGGGGGCCAGGGTGAGGAGTTCGGCCAGGGCGCGGTTTAAGCGCTGCATCTGGGTTACTGGGCAGTATGTTTTCTGCTTGTGTCGTTTGATTTCGGAGAAGCTGTGCTTTTTGATTTCTGTCTGCTGTGCTATCATGGTTCAAATCCTTTCTGGGTTTTGGCCGTCCTTTTCTTTGCTGGAGTGGGGCGGCTTTTTTATTTCTTAACTAAGGGAAGTATAAACTATTTTCTACTATGTGTCAACCAATTTCTATAAATCAATTGACATTGGTATTGATTTCCTATAGAATGGTGGTCATGGACGAATTAACGATAAAAAACATAGAAAATATTCTTGGGTGGTCCTACCCTACTGCGTTGGCGTTTGCTAAGTTAAACGGTCGTCAGGATGAGGCTGGCAAGTGGTTCGTTCCGGCGGAAGCCGTAGACAGCGAGCTAAAGAACCGTGAGCGGCTCGTAAATGAGCAGCGGCGGGCCTACGAAAACACTTTAGCAATCCCGGCTTAACGGCCGTTTGCCGGGCGGCGGGCGGCGGGCATTACCTTCTTCCATGAATGGGTACGATGATACGACCTCCACAATACGCGATCCCCGTAGGCAATCTGCAAAGCCCCGCCGCCTGCCCCTTTTTTGGGAGCCGGAATGAATGCGATCATCACCATCCTGATTATTTTAATTTTATTTGTGGCCACCTCCCTCGTGTGCGTCACGGCCGCATCGTTGATGAGCAGCCGCCTGAGTGCCCGCGAACGGGCACGGGGTGAGTGTGAGGATTGAATTGTGGCGACTGACCTTGAGCTGATTTACTGTGCCAACGGAAATAAGAGATTTGCGCAAATCGCTATTGATGCGGGATTCCTGTACGGCGCGCAAATGCCAGGAACTGTTTACTATGACCTTCACTTTGTTGATTTACACCCAGAGCGGCCGCCAAACCAGTGGGATTACGTTTCAAAATTGCGGCGGCACCAACCAACTATGGCATCAGTACATGACTGGCACGCCGGGCGTGGATACCAAGAGATCATGCTACGGGCGGAGGAAATTGCCGAGCATGTTCGGGAGTCGATACTGTTGATCCCAAAGGTTCCTGGCACGATCAAAAAAATTCCCCGGCACATCAATTCCCGGCGAGTCGTGCTTGGGTATTCAGTTCCTACCCGGCACGGCAAAACAGATGTGCCCATGCTGGAGTTTTCTGGATGGCCCGTACATCTGCTAGGCGGATCCCCGCAGCGGCAAATGCAGATACACAGCGAAATGCGAAACTTCGCCGATGTGGTGAGTGTAGATGGAAATATGCACCTAAAAATGGCTACTCAGTTTAATTCATTTTTTGACCCATGTAAGACTACGCAGCGCGGATTCTGGCCCAGCTTGGTTGATTACGACGGCCGCAAATGGGGTGACGGAAGCGGGGCGGCAGACGCACCCTACGAGGCTTTCGCGCGCAGCTGCCGCAACATCATAAGCGCGTGGAGACAATAACCTGCCACCACCACCCTACCCGCCGCGCCGCAATCTGGTACCGCTGGAAACGGCCGTATCGCTGGCTCTGCTGGCCATGTTTTTATCGGAGATTTCACTATGACAAGAAACGCAAAACCAGGCATGAGAGCAGTACCCATTGTAACCAACGGGCAACCCGCCAAATGGACCGAGCATAAGCTGTGGGCCGAAATGCGGGCCGTCGGCTGGCAGGCGCTGGGTCAGGGCGTGTGGACGCATCCTGATTGCCCGGGCTACCAGCTGCAATTATTTGCTTATGACGCGGTAAACGGCCGTGAGCTTTGGCACCGGTATGCGGAGGCGCAGCGGGTGCCGAGGGCGGAGGATTTTATTTAATGGGACTTCGCGCAATCGACGCAGTGCAACGGTATAGCCAATACAACGAAGACTCACCGGAGAACTTTGCGCCTTACCGAATCATGGTGGCCATTGCCTGGTACGCAGATGACAACGGCGTAGCGGGTGTGGCAGGCAATCATAAGGAATGCCCCAGCGTCAATACGTTAGCCGACCGGGCGCGTGTTCACCGCAATACCGTTATGAATTGGCTCCCCAAACTGCAAGAGGCCGGAGAACTGGTAGCGGAGAAGCACGGTAACGGCCGTGGGGCGCACCTGGTTTACACGATTTTACTGCCCATAGACCCTGTGAATTTGCCCGAGGGCAAACGAAACGGCACAAGCGCCCAGGCGGGTGTTGTACCAATAGAACGAAACGAAACCGATTTATTGGTACAAGAGATAGCCGACATGAAGCAATTATTGGTACAACAGAACGAATTATTGGTACAAGCATTGGTACAAGGTATTGGTACAAATGGTACAAGCCTCCAGACTGGCGTTGTGCACGATCCCTTAGATCCATATTTTGATCCAGAAGAAGAGGGAGAAGAATCCCCCCCTCCCCCCGTTGACGCCGATTTAGCCGAAATGGTTAATACCCTGGTTGACGTAACCGGGCTTGACGGGCATCGGTTCTGGTCGGAATTGAGCCATGAGGCCAAAGAGCTGTTGACCGCTGGTTATACGGCCGTTGAGGTAGCGACTTTTTACAGCCCACTTTCCCCCGGCGCGGCCCGTGAAAACGCGGCGGCCTGGAGCTGGTATCTTCACGACTGGCGAGGCAGGAAAAGCGACCGGCCGAAACTGGCAAACATTTGGGAAACGATTAGCGGGGCACGCAAGGGCGCGCCGGTGGTGCCGTCAGAGAACGGCCGCGCCTCCCCCGAACTCTCCGAGGCAATGACAATACCGAAACTGGAACATGGTTGGTGAGAACAAAAGGAGCAACAAAATGAAATGTTCGATTTGTCAAAAAGATTTAGCAAGCTGGGAAGTATTCGGCCCGCCGCATTTCCCGGCTTGCCAAACTGACTACTGGGAATATGGCACAAGATTGGAGGAAATCGAAGCTATTGGGGCATGGGAATTTACTAAGCAGTGGGAGGCGCTTCAGGAGCTTGTTGGGCTGTCTCAGATGCCGAAAGAGCTAGTCCGCATTATTGAGCTTGAAACAGAAATCAAGGTGCGGAAGCAAGAAATTGAAGATTTGAACGAACAGATTTGGCACGCCCGAAACGAAATTAACTACGCTTTAGATGAAATAAGACAGCTCAAAAAGAAAGCGAGCGAGGCCGCCGTAGCGGCATAAAACAAAATCGCCCGCATCTGGCAACCCTGAGCAGGGCCAGACACGGGCAATGGGAAACGCAATGAGCATATCACAGGACATCATGAAGGCACAGCAGCAACTGGCAGCCAAACGGCCGTCAACCAACGAACCGCAGCCAATCGCCAACCTGATACAAACGGCCGTCAACGCACCAACCCCAGCCCCGGCAGCCCCGCCCGCCGAACTGGACAACCCAGAAACGGCCGTTCGTTCCCACGTAGCCCGCCTCATCCAGGCCGGGCGGGTGACGCTGGACACACTCGACACCAGCCACCCCCAGGTAAAGCAGGCGGTCCGCATGGCCCGCCTGTGGGGACAGCGCAAACGAGACGGCTACACCGATGCCAGCCTGATTTTGTGCGGTAACAACGGCGTAGGCAAAACCCACATTGCCCAGGCTATCTGGTGGTCGATGTGTGAGACGGTGGTCGATGTCATGCCGGGATTGAAACTCGAATACGGCAAGCCGCTGCCCGGCTACGTACCCCGGCCCACCGGCCGCTTTTACCTGAGTAACGACCTATTGAGCCTGATGGGGCAATCACGCGACACGGAGACGGGCCTAATCCTGTCCACCCGCGCCGCGTCGGTCATTGGCTACCCCCCGCTGATTGTCATTGACGACATCGGCCTGGAGCAGGTAATCCCGTTCGTCAAGCACGAGCAGCAGGAGGAGGAGCGGCACGCCCGGCTCTTCAAGGTGATTAATCACTGCCAGAGCAACATTTCGGTGATTATCACCAGCAATAAAACGTGGCCGGAATTGAGCCGCTACATCGGCAAGCGGGTAGCCGACCGGCTGCTGCAAATGGCCCCGGCTGTGCCGGGTACGGGTGACAGCTTTATTGTCGATATGTTTGGCGTGCCGTCGTGGAGACGGCGGCGAGGGGGGCGGTGATGACCGACTGGCTAACCTCCCGCGAAACGGCCGTTCTCCTCGGCATCTCATCGCGTAGAAACCTGAGCCAGGTCACCGGCTTCGAGACCATCCAGCGCAAGCCGGGCGCACCGTATAACGGTTACTACTACCGGCGGGCCGATGTGGAGCGCGTGGCCAAATACCGCAGCAGTGGCCAGGCGTGGCAGGACAGCTACGCCAATCGGCAGCAGCGCACCCGCAAGCCATCGAAGGCCCAGCAGGTGAAGCGCGGCGGCCGTACGGTTGACCCGCTGACCTACCTCCGCAACCGCGCCAAGATTCGGCAGCAGGAAACGGCCGTGCGGCGCGGGGAGTTGGAGCCGGTTTATTTGCCGGGAAAACATTCGTAATCAAAAAAGGGGCTGGTGAGCAACCACCAGCCCCACCGGGAAAGGAGCAACCCAAACCCGGCTTATTTTATTGTAGCAAAAAAGGAGCAACACATGAAAAACAACAGCAACCCCCTCAATACCATTTTACTTGTTATCCTGGCGCTGATCGTGTCCGACCTCTTCCTCAACGACGGCCGTGTTCTGGCCAGCATCGCCGCGAATGCAGAGGACACAACGGCCGTTCCCTACCTCGAGGGCCAGAACCTCAACAACCTCATCCTGCCACCAGCAGCCACGGCCGCACCCGGTGTCACCTTCACCATCGTCGATGACAACAGCGAGCCAGCGATCACCAACCTGGTGCCGCAGCTGCCGCCAACGGCCGTTCCTCAGCAGGAGCCAGAGGCCATCATTGACTACGCCGAAATGCTGGCGCGACCAACTGCGACCGTACGACCGCTGACGGATGAGCAGCTGCTTGCCTGTGCAGCCGCCCAGCAAGACGGCCGTCGGCTGCCGCCCCACTGCCCCACCAATGCGGCCGAGTTGCTCGGCCCAGGACGGTGAGCCATGAGAATCAAGAGCATGAAGCTGATTGTGAGCACGATTGCAATCACAACTATTTTGCTGCTAGCGCTTGGCGTCGCGGCATCTGGATGGTGAGAAATGAATCTTGTAAAAAATGTCCGCCCCCTGTTGACCTTATTCAATATCGACACCGGCCAGGAAGCGGCCGTAACCACCCGCCCTGCCCTGCCGATGTGGCAGCCAGCAGGCGAGTTGGCGCAGCAGCAGCCCGAGCCGATCATCATTCCCGGCTACGTACCCACCAGCAAGCCGCAGGAACAGCCATTGAGCGAGCTGCTGCGCATCGGCCGCCAGTACCATCCACTGTGCCGCAATTCCTTCGTTGAGTGTGTCCAGATTGGCTACTATGCCTACGAGCGGCGCGAAGAGTGGCGCACGTGTGCTCTGGCTGCTGTCTACGCTGGCGCCTTTGGGCCACAATCGATTGAACGACCGGACTTTAGCTACAGCATGGCCGTATGGCGGCTGAGCCAGCGCGTTGGCTTCAACGTTGGACAGCGCCAGGTGATTGGGCCGACCGGGCGCCACAATAACCTGGCCGATGAGATGATCAAATTGGTAGATGAAAACTTGTGGACGCGGGCCGGGGTAGCCGACTGGCTGGAAGCGTTGGGATTTTAGTAAAGGTCAGCCTTTGCGGGCCGACCTCCACCTTGACCGTCAACTATGCAGGAAACGGCCGTCAACATTGTAACCGATGAAACGGCCGTTTCCAACCAAAAAAGGAAACGAAAATGAACGCACATAAGAAAACAGCAGCAAAATTTACGGCGATGGCCTTTGGTGCCGTTATCCTGGCAATTTCAGCCAGCACCAGCTTCGCCTTCTTCTACAACTACTTCAGCAGCCTGATCCCGCCCGGCGTGCTGGGGCCGGACGTAGCCGCCCTCATCAGCGGCGTGATTGGCACACTGCTCTTTGACGTGGCGGCCGTGGTCTGGCTACAAACCTACCTAAACGACGCCCGTACGCCCGAGCAGCGGGCCATCAGCCTCATGATGCTGATCATCACCTTCATTGGCGCGGCGGCGGCTTCTGTGGCCCACCTCTCCCTATCGGCAACGGGCGAGCTGGCGCTTGATGTGGCTACGCTGGACAGCATTGCCACCGTGGCCCTGGTAACGGTCATCATTGGCGTGATTGCCAATTTTGGCAGCACCATCGCTTACCAGCGCTTCAGCTACGACAACAAACAGGCGGTGCGTGAATCCGATAGAGAGGACGAAATCCAAAAGGCGGAGGACGGCGCGGCGAACGAATTAGATGCGCTGGTATCACAAAAGCTGAAAGAACGGCTGACCCAAATTGCCCCCACCCTGGCGGATGACCAGGCCGCGCGGATTGCCGCGCAGTACCAGCGGCGTGAGGCGGCGAAGTATGGCAGCGCGGAAACGGCCGTTCCACCCACCCCAGGATACTACGTTCAGGTTGAGGACTTGGCCGAAGAGAGCGGATGGCACACCGTCAACAAACGGCCGTTCACCACGCTCGACCAGGCCGACGTGGAGATCGACAAGTACCCCACAACACGGCGCCGCATCGTGGACCAGAACGGCAATCACGTTTTGCGCAATCGGGAGGCACCGCAGAGCGCCCGCCCTACGTCGCCGCGCCAGGCGCGGGCGCAAGCGAACGGCACCGGGGGCTACAATTACCCAAAGCGCGACGGGCACAGCCCGGAGTAAATGACGCAGCGCGTCAGAGTGGCGATAGAACGGCCGTTCCAGTAATGGAAGTTGTTGAGGATGGGGAAACGGCCGTTTCTTCCCAAGCTGAACCGGCGCAAAGTGTGGGTGAAATCACTCAAAAATCTAGTGGTAAAACCCCACCTGCCACTAGTGGCAAAACTAGTGGCAAACCAGAGGTAGCGACTAGTGGCAAATCGCCAATGCAGAATTTACCACTAACGGCTGAAACCGACGATGATATAGAATTAGGTGACGATGTTAGCAAAGCTGCGAAGGGCTGGCGGCTGGAAGAAAACTCAGATGGCTATTGGCGCTGGCGCTGGCAGCGAAAGGATCATAACGGCAAGCCTGTTACTTATGTAAACAAGTCGGGGAAAGTCGTTTATAAAAGAGGATGCGAATATGTCCCAATCAACGAAGTTGAAAAAGCAAAAGAAGACGCCGCCAAGCACCGAAAGTCTTAGCCGCTTTGACGCTGTGGCACTAGTGGTAAATACTGCACTTAAGGTGAGAGACGGCGGTCACGACATAGTGGTAAGACATGCCAAGGTAACAGGGCAGGCGGGCATTTTGGTCTTTCTTCCTGGGTTCGAATTGAACGATGGAAACCTTGAATTGGTTCAGGAAGAAATGGAAGCTGCGTGATCAAAAACGGCCGTTTCATGGTATAATTCTTCCTAGCTTCGCCAGAGCTAATCGAATATACTAATCATGCGCCCCGCGTGATTCGACCTTCTGGCGAAGCTTATCGAATCACCGGGGCGCTTTTGTTTAAGGAGCTTTCGCCAATGGCCGTATATTTTATCAAGTGTGGCAACAACATCAAGATAGGCAAGTCGATAGACCCTTGGAAGCGACTGACCTCATTGCAAACCGGAAACCCTGAGTCTTTAGAGATTCTTGCGATTGCGCCTGGCGGAACTGAGTTTGAGGCAGGGTTACACATTGCATTCGGCGATGAGGCGGGGCGGGGCGAGTGGTTTTCCGCCAGCGACAAGCTATTGAGTTTTGTTGAGACCATGCGCCAAACGTTCCCTCATTTGCAAGAGAAGCCAAAGCAGTTTGTTAGGCCAGTTATTGAATATGAAAGCAGCGGCGCGGAACTTCTCGAAGAGCGACCCAATAAGAAAACGATCCTCGAATTGGGGGAGGTACATCGTTTTAGAATGACGCACAAGGGGCATTTTAGACAACCTGATGACCATGAGCGGTTTCCATCAATGTTCAGTCTTTTTCGCTGGGGTCACTGGCTTACCGGCGAGAATGAACATTTCCAGGCGTTTTGGGCAAAAGGCTTTAATTTCCGATTCGTTGATAATCAACATGTATTGATAAAGCGGGTAGGGGAAGTTAGCCACCTTCCGCAAAGTTACAGAGAGTTTACGCCGCTAAAGTCTCTTCATGACTTCTTGAACCAAGCCCTAAAGAACGCGATTTACAACCGGAAAAACACCGCCGATTGGCTTGGTGTGTACAACGATGACGAAATGGGCATAGTGATAGAGGTTGCAAAAGAACCTAGCGGCGATCCGTTGCCTTTGGATGTTCCAGAGGAAGTCATGAGTTACTGGCGTTACTATGAATACAAAAAACCCCTTTCAGAAGGGGTATCAATAGAGGGCTAACACCCAACCACGGCCGAACGGCCGTTTCCCACACCTCACAACAGGGCAGGGGGCGTTCGCAGCGAACGGGAAACGGCCGTCTTACCAAAGGAAACCAAAGGAGCAACAAAATGACCGAACCCAAACCAACCTACGAAACCGCCGCCCCCACAGCAACCCAAACCTGCGAACACAGCACCGCCGTAGTAATGGAGCACCACGGCCCCGTCACGCTGCTGGAATGCGACTGGGGCTGCGGCCAGACACTCATCAGCGTGACCGATGAAAACGGCATCAGCTACCAGTTTACGGCCGCTGAGCTGCTGACGATTGCACAAGAGCAGCTGGAGCGGGAAACGGCCGTTTCCCAGGAGGCATCGTCGTGATTAAAGTAACCATCAGCGGGAATAACGATTCTGAATTATTGATCGACTATCAGCAAGGGGTTGGCTTTACGGTGCTGTTTGCTGATAAAACGCAGGTTGATTTCAGCATAGAGCCGCATGAGTGGGATGTCCTGAAAACGTTTTTGGATAATCAGAGGGCGCTGGAAACGGCCGTTTCCCAGGAGGTGCAATCGTGAGCAATTTCGATGATTGTTCAGTTGTTTCCTTTACGGTCGAGAAAGTTGTACACAACAGCAATCTAAAACACATGGTAGGTCAACACATGGGCAGCATAATGGCAGGTATCGAGACGGCCGTTGCTCTTGAATTGCGAAACTACTGGGGCATAGACAACAATGCCCTGAGTCTAAAGTTTTCCGTTCGGCAGGTTGCAAATGAGGACATACCAAAAATCGAGTCAGCGATGTTGCTGGCTAATCCAGAATTGGAAACGGCCGTTTCCCAGGAGGCATCATGAGCAAAGACTTCACCGCCCACGTTTACGGCGATGACGAGCGCGCCGCCGCCTGGCTGCATGTCTTTGGAGGCGAGGTCGTACCGCTGCGCTCTCCCATTGCGCAGCTGGCCAAATTGCCTGACCGCGAGCCGGAACAGGTCTACATGCTAGACATCGAAGCACTGACGGCCGAACAGCGCGACCGCCTGGTGCAGCACATCGCTGCCAAATTCGATATTGCGGCAGAAGAGGTGGAAAGCGACCTCGATACACACGGCTGCCCGATCCTGGCTGAGCACGTGACGGTGACGATTGCGAATCCGTGGCGGTGGCTGTAATGAGCGCCACCCCCAAAACCCCGCTCGCCGCCGCCCAGAAAACGGCCGGGCACATTCTCGAAGCGCTGAACCCATTTTGCCACCGCATTGCCGTAGCAGGCAGCATCCGCCGCCAGCGGCCGCAAATTGGCGATATTGAGATTGTGTGCCTGCCAATGCGCCAAACTGACCTGCTGGGCATCACTGTGCCCGGCCTTACGTCCGTCGAGGCGTTTCTGCTGGAAAAGCGGGTGCATATCATCAAAGGCGGCTACGACCCAAAGAAAAAGACGGTCCAGAAATATATCCAGTTTCAATACGGCCGTTACTCCGTCGATCTCTTCATGCCGGAATCCCCGGCCCATTGGGGCAGCGTCTTTACCATTCGCACCGGCAGCCACGATTTTAATATGTGGCTGATGCGCACCCGTGCCCCGCAGGTGAGTGTTAAGTTTATCGGCGGCCTGCTCTACACCTGGCAGCGCCAGCTCATCCCCACAGCAGAGGAGGGGGATGTGTTTGAGGCGCTGCAAATGGAATTTGTGCCACCAGGGGCGCGGGATAATGACGGGTGGTTGGGGTATGTGCGCGAAGCGTGAAACGGCCGTTCTCCCCACCTCTCACAACCATGACGCAAAATCCACCGCGCCAGATTGCGCTGGTGCTGCGGCGGCAGCAGCGGCTGCTCATCCCCCAGCACATCGGCCGCCAGCTGGGCCAGGTCGGGCAGGGCGGCCGATTCCAGCCGGATAAAATCACCCAGATGGTGTTCGGGCTCGGCGTCGGTGAGCACACGGCCGTAGCCGCTGCCTCGGTGGTAGATTTTGAGGACGCGCAAGGTACGCTTTCTCCTTCGGTTGTCCGGTTGTCCGGTTGCCCGGTTGTTGATACGGCCGTATGCGCCTGGTTGCTGAGTGGAGTGGGGCGCATCCCTCGCGGCCGTTGTGAATCGAATATTTGACCAGTTTTGAAATTGGTAGAAAAATTTAAGGTAATTAGTACCTTTTGCTATTGCTAAACCCAAGCGGTTAGCTTACAATAGAGACATCTTACAAATACAGCAGAAAAGGATACGGAAATGACAACATACTTCACCTACAGCGGCAGAAATGAAAAGAAAAACTTACAGTTAGACGGCAATTTATTGACCGGTGATACCTATGATGTAAAAAACTTTATCCGTCAACATTGTGGCGGAACCTGGGATGAAGCCACGCAGGGCTGGCGCATAAACGTTGACAAATTGATGGCCCTCACGGAAATCCGTAACCAAATCGGCCTTGATATTGACAACAGCCCCCGCCCCCAAGCCGCGCAGCAACAATCAACAATGAGCCGGGCGCAGTATTACGACCTCATCACCGAGGGGCATGGAAAAGATTGGTAGTCTGGCGATTAAAAATAACCTTCGCCGGGTGGGTGGGTAAACCCGACAAGAGGAAAAATCATGAGAATCAAAATCTACATTAAAGACCTTGAGCTTGACAAAGTCCTAGAGCAGTTGGGTGAGTGTGTATGTGACAGCCCTGGTCGGGCATTGCAGATATATGAAGATAAGCAACTGCTCTGGGCAGAACGCGGCTATCAGCCTACGCTTTGCTACGAAGACATCAGCGACCCAGCCGCGCAATCCCTAGGCCGTCGGGGCGGATCCGTCACCAGCAAAGCCAAATCCGCAGCAGCCCGCGCAAACGGCCGTAAAGGTGGCCGCCCGCGTAAAAATCCCGCACCAAAATAGGTCAAATATTCGATTGTAAAAGTACAGCCCGGCGCCCTTGCCGGGCTTTTTCATTTCCTACCCAAACGCCTCGTGATAGCAGCTGCCAGCGTACACCTGGCAGCACCAGCTCATCCCCACAGCAGAGGAGGCGGATGTGTTTGAGGCGCTGCAAATGGAGTTTGTGCCGCCAGAGGCGCGGGATAATGGCGGGTGGTTGGGGTATGTGCAGGAGGGCTAACACCACGCAAATAGACACGTATCCCGCTTTATGTTAAAATTAGTATTATGTTCACAAACGGCCGTTCTATCCACCTGATCCAAACCACTGACGAAAAGCGCCAGGCTACCTGGCTGCACGTCTTTGGCACGGACACACTCCCGGTGATGGCTGCCACCCCGCGCTGGCAAGAGCAGCAGGGGAGGGCGTTCCCGGTCCTGGCTTACGATCTGGCTATGGGTGAGTTGACCGGCCCACAGCGCCAGCGCTTTGCCGGGTATCTGTCGAAAAAGTACCGGATGGATTACGCAGCGGTATTGAACGAGTTAGAAACGGCCGTTTCCTGGCCAATTAAAGCGTCATTCGATATTCAAGTTTTGGAGCCAGCGGAGGAACAAGCGCCGCTGGCTTTTTTGCTGCGATGGCCGGGGAACCGGAAACGGCCGTTGCCGCGGCTGGCAAGGGTGTGAGATGAGTTTACAAATAATTCTCGCGGTGTTGGCATTGGTTTCTTTTTCGCTTGGCGCGGCTGGTGTGGCCGCCCGGGTCAACTGGGACCAGCTGGGGAAAGCGCTGCTGGTTGCGGCCTGGCTGGCTGGGGCGACTGGGTTGTAGCAACGGCCGTAAGAAATAGCCGCTAAAGTGAAATATATTCACAGATACCCATAACTTTGAATTATCGGTATGTATATTTTAGGTGTATTTTTCGGATAGTGATACAAATGGGCATAAATTGACCTCATCTAACATGTAGGTATTTGTAGGTAAATTGACAGAAAACACGCAGCAGCCAACCGCCGAAGAAGTCCGCCGCGCCGACATAGAAGAGACTTTGAGCGTCGTTTCTACGTTGACCGGAATGCAGCGCCGTTTTCTGATTGAATACCTCGCTGCCGAAAAGCCCAACGCCACAAACGCCGCCGAAAAAGCAGGCTACAGCACCCCCAACAAATCCGGCCCGCGCCTCCTAAAGAATCCCAAAATCCGCGAAGCCATAGACGAGTTCTTTTATGCCCAGGAAATGAGCGCCCGCGAAGTCATTGCCCGGCTCTCCGACCAGGCGCGCGGCTCGCTGGGTGACTTCCTCGACATTAAAGACGGCCGTGACCCGGCACTGAGCCTGGCTAAAGCCAAGCGCGACGGTAAGCTTCACCTGCTGAAAAAGTACAAACAGAAGCGGACGAGCTACGTCAACAAGGATGACGAGGAAACGGTGACGGAATGGATCGAGGTTGAGCTGCATGACCCGCAGAGCGCGCTTGTTCATGTCGGCCGCTATCACGGCCTATTTGGCGTCAAGGGCACCGAAGACGATCCGGTCCACAACGTCGGCATGACCCTGGACGAATGGCGTACTGAATCCGAAAAGCGCCGCCAACAGGCAGCGGAAACGGCCGCTTTATTTGAAGACGACGCAGATGACATGGCAACCTAAAACCGAACGCGCCGCCTTCCTGGTAGATAACTTAGACCTGCCAGAGGCGGCACAATTTGAGGGAGCACGCTGGGAACATTTCCAGTTAGCACATTTACAAGACGACGCTACATTCCGCACCGAAGTCAAAAGTCGTCAAATAGCATGGTCTTTTTTAAGCGCGGCCGAGGCCGTCGCCGACGCCATCCTGACCGGGGCGTCCAGCGTCTTCGTTTCCATAAACCTGGATGAAGCAAAGGAAAAAATCCGCTACGCCCACAATGTGCGTCACGCCCTGCCCCGCTCGATGCGTCCCAAGCTCATCACCGACAACAAGCAGGAAATCGAATTCGACAACGGCGGGCGGCTTATCTCCCTACCCAGCACTGCCCCGCGCGGCAAGGCGCAGATGAATGTCTACCTGGACGAATTCGCCCACGTCCGTGATGACAAAACCATCTACACCGCCGCCCTGCCCATGATGACGAAAGGCACCCGGCGGCTGCGGATGGCCAGCAGCCCGATGGGCGGCAGCGGCCGTTTCTGGGAAGTGTTCACCCAATCGCTGCAACCGTTCCCCGGCTACACGCGCAAAGCGACGCCGTGGTGGGAAGTGCAGGCGTTTTGCCGCAACGTAAAAGCGGCGCGGCGGCTCGCCCCCACCCTCTCCACCTTTGAACGGGTGGAGATGTTTGGCAACGATCGCATTAAAGCGATTTACGCCAACATGCCGCTGGAAGATTTTCAGCAAGAGTACGAGTGTGCTTTTGTTGACGAATCGACGGCCTGGATAACCTGGGACGAAATCAAGAACAACCAGGCGGCCCACAGCGGACCGGCGATCATGGTCGATGTGAGAGACAGCGTTATCGACCGGGCGCTCGAGGCTATTGACGAACTGGCCGACCTGGTTGAGAAAAACGCGGTGGAGCTGGTTTTTGCGGCCGGCTACGATGTAGGCCGCACGCGAAATACCTCGGAGCTTTACCTGGTTGGCGTCTCGACGCTGCGAAGCTACCCGGTCCGGCTGGCCATCAGCCTGGACAATTGCGACTTTGATAGTCAGGTGGCAGTTTTAACTGCCGCTTTAACAAAATTGCCACTGCTGGGCCTGCTGATTGACCGGAACGGCATAGGCCGCAATTTATCGGAGACAATGGAGCGGCTATTTCCCGGCAAGGCGGCCGGGGTGGACTTTACCAACCAGAGCAAGGCGCTGTGGGCCACGGATGGTAAAATGCTTTTCCAGCAGCGCCGGGCCCCGATTCCGACTGACAAGGATTTAGCTTACCAGATTCACAGCATCAAGCGGAAAATAACGGCGAGTAAAAATCTGGTATTTGACACGGAACGGAATGAAAAGCATCATGCGGATAAATTTTGGGGCCTTATGCTGGCCCTATCGGTGGCAATCATGATCGAGACGCCCCAGCACGAAACGGGCGTTGTTGTAGACGAGGAGGCGGTGGAGATCTCACCGTATTAGGAGGATGATATGGCAACAATAACCGAATCCATAGCCGACCGGCTGACCGGCGGCAAACTGAGCAGTCTACAGGAAACGGCCGTTTCCCAAAGCGGCCAAATCTGGCAGCTCACCGAATCTCTGCAGCGCCTGGAGCAGCTGCTCTACAGCACCGAATGGCGTATGATGAGTATGCAGGCCGATCAGGAGTTTACCCGCGCGGGCCTGCGCCAAATCACGGAACTCTCCCGGATCATGCGCCTGAAAAACCCGATCATCAAGCGCGGCGTCAAAATCCAGCGCCTCTACGTCTGGGCACAGGGCGTCAACATTTCGGCCGCCGACGAAACAATCAACGCCACGGTGCAGGCGTTCATCGACGATGAACGCAACCGCGCCGAATTGACCGGCCACCAGGCGCGCGGCGAGCGGGAGACGGATTTGCAGCAGGACGGCAATCTCTTCTTTCGATTCCACGTCAACGCGCTAAACGGCCGTATCCGCCTCAGCACCATTGACCCGCAGGAAATCGACGACATCATCTGCAATCCCGAGGACAAGCGCGAACCGTGGTTCTACCGGCGCGTCTGGGTGCAGCGGAATCTCGACGGCGGCACGGTGGCCCACACCGTTTATTACCCCGATTGGCAATTTACCCCCCGCTCCAAAGTCGGCTTCACAGAGAAATTGGCGACGCTGGGCGGGATAAACGGCCGTGTCGACTGGGACACGCCGGTCTACCACGTGGCCACAAACAAGATGGGCCGTTGGGGAGTATCGGAATTTTACGCGGGCAACGATTGGGCGCTGGCCTATAAATCGTTCCTAGAGCAGCTGGCGTCAGTGTGGCAGGCATTGGCCCGCTGGGCTGCCAAGCTCACCGTGCAGGGCGGCAAACGCGGCGTGGCGGCGGCTAAGGCCAAACTGAACACGACGCTGGGCGGCGGGCTGGGCGATGAAACGAATCCGCCGCCGGTCACCGGCTCCACCTTCATCAGCGGCGAGGGCACGGACCTGCAACCATTCCGCACGGCCGGGGCTACCATGAGCGCGGAGGACGGCCGTCGCCTGCTGCTCATGGCGATTATGGATTTTGGCTTTCCCGAAACCTTTTTCGGCGATGCCAGCGTGGGCAGCCTGGCCACGGCTAAATCACTGGACCGGCCCACTGAGCTGCTGATTATGGATCGGCAGGCTTTATGGAAAAGCGTCCTGGGTGACATTCTGGGCTACGCGATGCTGTGGGCGGTGAAAGCGCCACAAGGCCCGCTGCGCAGCCTGGGACGGATGGTGCCAGAGAAGGACGGTGACCAGGTGCACGAACGCGTAAACTGGAATGATGACATTGACCCGACTGTGGCCGTGGCCTTTCCGTCGATTATTCAGCACGACATCAAAGAAACCATCGGCTCTATCATTGAGGCGCAGACATTGGCCGGACGCAGCGAAGGCGTTGGCATTCCGCTGGAAACGGCCGTTCGTCGTCTCATCTCCGAGCTGGGGATTGATGACGTTGACGCGGTGATGGGGATATGGCAAGAAGAGCAGGAGGCGCGCCAGGCGCGGGCGGATGAGATGGCGGCGCGGCTCTCCCCTGCCCCGGCAGGTGGGGAGGAGGAGGAGGAGGATAGTGAGGAAGAGGAAACGAGTGAGGCGATCTGGAACCGGCAGGTAACGGCCGTTTCTGATTTGCTGGTGGATTTACGGGAGGCGATGAATGGACACAGCTAATCTGGTATATATAGACACTATGGATCCTACCATTGAGGCCATGCTTGAGTGGATGGCAAGGCAATCGCAATCTTGCACGCTCGATTATGGAGAGGACACTGGGGCGTGGGAATGCTCCTGGATTCTTAGAGGTGAGCGATATACGGCCGTTTCACCGAAGCTGCGAAACGCCGTATGGGAGGCGCTTGTAGAGGCCGGGCTGTTCCCGTTGGGTGATGCGGCTGGCGGAAACCAATACATTGCTATTTACAGGAAACCAACCGAGGAGGCGCAATGAGCGTACTAGACGAACTATCCAGAGAGGTTGAACAGCAGGAGGCCAGCGCCGAAAATTTTGCGCGGCTAACGGCCGTTTATTTTAACGCCTTACGCAAAGAAGGATTGACGCGGGCTGAAAGCATCCAATTGACGAGCGTGTGGGTCAGCTCTATTTTACACGTGGCCCAAAAACCAAATGGCCACAGCTGATTTAATCGCCCCCCTCACCCGCTTCCTCGAAGCCAACGCCGCCATACGCCGGGACAAACTGGTAGAGCAGCGGCGTAAACGGCTGGAAACGGCCGTTGCGAAAGCGTTCCAAAAGCAAGGGCGGCTCTTCCTGCGCAGCCTGGGCCAGCTCAAAGGCAAGTTTGACAAGATCGCAGCAGCCACCAGCGAGGCGCAACGCGTGAAAGAGACGGAAACCGACCTTAACGTTCTGTTTATGGCTGGATTCCTTTTCGGTTTGCGTGAAGCCGCCGGCGCTCCGAGCGCAGCCGATTGGATACCCTACTGGAACGCGGCGGCGCGGGATAGCAAACTCGACCTCACCGACCCCCTGCAAGCCGCCATCCTCGACATGCTCATCTTAGGCGGCGGCGATCTCATCAAGGGGCTGGGCATTGCCGCTGATGAGCAAGAGGAGCTGGGCGTATCCTGGAACCTGAAAAACCCCCGCGCCGTGGCCTATGCCCGGCAGCACGCGGCCGAACAGGTGACCAAAATCAACGACACCACGCGCAGCTATTTGAACAGCATGATTAGCCAGGCTGTTGACGAGGGTTGGAGCTATGACCGATTGAGCGATTCGATTGGCGAGCGGTTCACCGAATTTGCCACCGGCGGGGATAACCCGAGGTCTAGGCGGGTGGCAGTTTACGAGCTGGGATCGGCCTATGAGCAGGGGAACTTCCAGGCGGCGGGCGAGTTGAAAGACGCCGGGTTAAAGATTGAGAAAAAGGCATTGACGGCCGGGGATGACCGGGTACGGCCGTCTCACCGTGACAACGCGGCGGCTGGCTGGATTGAAATAGATGACGAATTCCCCAGCGGTGATATGACGTTCCCCAGCGATCCGGGCTGCCGTTGCACGACGCTCTATAGGCGCAAACCTAAATGACAATGACCTACATCACCGAATCCACCCCCACCGAACGCGCTGTACTCCTCATTCACTGGCTGCACATTGGCCGGGAATTAACAACGGTCGACGTTGCCGATGATTTGCAAATAAGCCAGCGTACAGCCCAAAGGATGTTTGCGGCCGCTTCCCGCGCTGGCGTGCCTATCTACCGCGATGAGGACGGCGTGTACCGCCTCATCGGTGATGGCACCGTGCAGATTTCCCCCTACTAAAAGACAAAACGACAATTTTTGACGCGGTAATGTTGTAGCGTTGCAGCATGGCCGAAAAATTCACCGAATTTATCCCCCTCTCCGAACGCGCCGTCCGGCGTGACGGCACCATCAGCCTAAAGTTGATCCAGCCTGGCTGGGGCAGCAGCGGCTACTACCCCCGTGAAGTTTTAGAACGCGACATCCCCAAAGTTTTCCCCAAAGGCACTCATATGATGTGGAACCATGCCACCCCTACCGAGGAAATGGAGCGGCCAGAAGGCGATCTGCGCGATCTGGCCGCCGTAACCGTTTCCGATCCCATCTGGCTTGAAGGCGGACCCCACGGCCCCGGCATGTATGCCGAGGCACGGCCGTTTGCAGGCTACGCCAACGCTATCGACGAAATCGGTGAGCACATCGGCGTAAGCATTCGCGGCATGGGTCGCCACACCACCGGGGAAGCGGAGGGCAAAAACGGCCGTATCATTCAAGAGATTGCCGCCGGGAAGAGCGTTGACTTTGTGACCGTTCCCGGCGCGGGCGGCGCCATCGTCTCTATTTTCGAGAGCGCCCCGAATGCAGGCAAGCTGCCACCCCCTACCCAACCCAATGGCATTGACGAATTTTTGAGCGAAGCCGGGCGGGTGCTGAGCAAGGCCAACGAAACGAAATTGAAGGCGGCGTTGGAGCAACTGACGGCCGTTTTGTCGCTGCTGAACAGCGAGAAAACCAGTGAATCGTTCAAGAAGCTGGCAGAGGCCCGCAACATTGGCGAGTGGCTGGAAAGTCGCCTGCACCTCCACCTAACGATGGTTGGCGATGATATGTATGGAGACGGCCGTGTGAGCCGGGAAGAACGCAAGGCCATGAGCAGCGCTATCGGCGCGGCCCTGGACACCTACCGCACCGACCTGATGAGCAACGCGCCGCAATTATTCAAACGTGATACATGGGCCAAAAGCCCGGATAGTGACGACATCGCCGCAATGGGCGGCATGATGCAAGAATCGGAGGACGCTATGAGCGAAGAACAATTGAAAGAGGCCCAGGCCGCACTCGCCGAACGAGATGCAAAGCTGGCCGAAACCGAAGCCGCCCTGGCCAAAATGCGGGAGCAATTGCTGCTGCGTGAGGCGCGGGATTTTGTCACCGGTAAACTGGCCGAAACCGACCTGCCGGAAATTACCCAAACCCGCCTGGCTGGGCAGCTGGCCCGCAACCCGATTGCCACCGACGGCAAATTGGATGAGGCAGCTATGGGCAAGGCAGTGGAAACGGCCGTTACCGAGGCCCAGACCGAGATTGCCGCGCTGCTGGGTAAAGACGGCCGCGTGACCGGCAACGGTGAGACGGCTAACGGCGGCGGTGGCGAGCAGCTGCCCGATTTGGCCGAAAGCCGCAAGCGGGCCGATGAGGCGCTGGCCAGCATGGGCTACGCCACGGTACAGGAGGCATAACGATGGCAACTAATATCAAACGCTATTTACAGGAACACTTTGCGCTGCCGGTGGTGGTCACAAATCCGGCCTCGCCGGTGACCGGTGACCCGGTGCGCTATGGCGAGATGACCGGTATCGCCCTCACCGATGAGGGTGAAGGCGGCAACTCTGCCACCGAAACGACTGTCCAATTTGGCGCATTGGTTGCCGAGGTCAGCGTCAAGGGCATTGACGACAGCGGCAACAGCGCCGTTGCTGCCGGCGACTCTATTTTTTATGTCGATGCCGATACGCCGAAGCTCTCCAAGAAAGCATCGGGCTACTTTTTCGGCTTTGCCATTGGCACAGTCAACAGTGCGGCTACAGCCACCATTGAGGTGCTGAAAGTGCCCGCCGGCTCATTTATTGGCACCGTTAGCACGGGCGACCTGGCCGCCGGCGCGGTGACAGCTGCCAAACTCAGCACCACGCTCAAAACCGGCTTTATCCCCATGCCGTTAACGGCCGTTTTTGAAGGCGACGGCACAAACACCGTGGCCGCCCTGGGGCCATCTACGACCCCCGTCCTGGATATGACCGATGGGGACACGGATTCAGCGCTGCGCATTCTCTGGGCAGCCACGAACGTGGACCCGATCATTTTCCAGGTACCGTTGCCGCCCGACATCGACGTAAGCGCTGATGTGGTCGTGCATCTGCGGGCGGCGATGGAAGCCGCCAACGACACCCCCGTCATTGACGCCGATTCCTATTTCAACGAAGGCGACACGAAGGTGAGTGATGCCAGCGCCGCCATCACCGGTACGACCCCGGCTGAATACATTATCACGATTGCCGCCGCCGACGTGCCCGCCGGGGCACAAACGCTAACGGTTGAATTGACCCCGGCCGCGCACGGCACAGATGACCTGTACGTGTTTGCGATTTGGGTCGAGTACACACGGGCATAGGAGATATGACGATGAATGAAATGCAATTAAGTAAAAATCACTACGCCCCCAGCCCCGTCGATTTTGTGGAGGGCTTTTCCAGAGTCCAGCGCATTAGCGAGGCCCATATCCGGCGCATGAGCGAACCCCAGCGCCGCGCCCATGCCCTGCGGGAATCCCGCATTGCCAGCGCCGCGCAGCTGATCGCCGACGTGGTAAACGGCGTGGAGCGCAGCTACATGGTGCGCGAGGCGCTGAATCCCTCCTCGCCCCAAATGGCCGCGCTGATTAACGCCCGCTACCCCGGCGTATTCCGGCCCATGACGGCGCATGAAACCCACCTGGCAGAAGCCATGTACGGTTCCAGAATCTCCGAATCGATGACCACCAGCGATTTTCCGCTTTTGGTCGGCGACGTGCTAGATCGGATGCTGCTCCAGCGCTTCACGGAACGGCCGCAGGTGTGGCGGCAGTACATCCATGTCGGCCGGCCGCTGCGCGATTTCCGGGCCACGCGCCTGATCCAAACCGACGGCGGCGATGGGCAGTGGGACGAAATCACCGAGGAAGAGGGTCTGACCTACACGACCATCTCTGAATCTGGCCACACCATCAGCCCGGCGCTGTACGGCAAGGCGGTGCGCCTGGCCTGGCGGCTGCTCATCAATGACGACCTCGACGCTTTCAGCGAAATCCCGGCCGTCCTGGGACGCGGCGGCCGTCGCACCATCAGCAAATTTGCTACCGACCTGCTCTTTGACAGCAACGGCCCTGACGCCACATTCATCAGCACCGCCAACGGCAATCTGTTGACCGACAACCCCGATCTGGCTATCGACAGCCTGGGTACGGCGATTGGCGTATTGGCAGGCTTCACCGACTCCGAAGGTGAGCCGATCATGGTCGAAGGCATTCGCCTGGTACACGGCCCCGGCCTGCGGGTAGTGGTGCAAAATCTGCTGAATCAATTGTCAGTAGACATGACCGACGCCCCCGGCGTTTCCGGCCAGACGGTGCGCGTCAACAACTGGATTGTCCGCGGATTGACGGCCGTTGAGGACCCCTACATCCCGATTATCGCCACTACAAACGGCGCAACCTCCTGGCTGCTGGCAGCTGACCCCAACGTCAACCGCCCGGCGGCGCGGGTGCGCTTCCTGGCTGGCTTCGAGCAGCCCGCGCTTTACCAGAAGGCACCGAACACGATGCGCGTGGGCGGCGGGCTGGACGAGGGTGTGGGCGACTTCCAAAGCATGTCCACCGAATACAAGGGCCTGGTGGCCTTTGGCGGGGCCACGATTGAGCCGAAATCGGTTGTAGGCTCCAACGGGAGTAACTCCTAAAACGGATTAGCTAATGGACGAAAGGAAACTACCCCGGCCGGTGTCGGCAACGGATTTTTACCTGAAGGCGCTGCTCGATGAGCTGCACGAATTACGGGCTGACCTGACGACAAAGCCAGAACCGGCACCGGACGGGATGACGGAATTGCGTGAGCCGCTGGTGGTGGTGGCATCGCCACTGGCGGAGCCGGACCCGACCCCCCTACCGGATGACTTTCCCGGCAAGGCGGCTTTGGAGACGGCGGGCATTGCCTATCTGGAGGACGTGCCCCGGACCGGTAAGGCGCTGACGGCCGTTTCCGGCATTGGCGCGGTAACGGCTAATCAAATTCTGACCTGGTTCAAGGTGAATTCTTAATGGCAGCTATCACCGATTACAGCACCGACGTGGCCAAAGTCCGCCTGCTCATCAGCGACATCGATGACGCGGCGCAGATTTTCAACGACCAGGCCATCAGTACCTTTTTGTCAATGGCGCTTGATGGCAACGTCAAACGAGCGGCGGCGAGTGCGTTGCTGGTGATGGCTACGAATGAGGTGCTTGTCCAGAAGCGGATTAAGCTGCTGGATTTGAGTACCGATGGCCCGGCCGAAGCGGAGGCGCTGCGCAAACTGGCGCTTCAGCTCCGCGAAGAAGCTGACCTGGAAGAAATCGACGGCGCTTTCGATTGGGCGGAACAAATCAACACCCCCGCCCAATATCGTGAATTTTTGTACAAGGATGGGTTACGTGGCACTGGGTAATGGCGGATTAGGTAGCGGTGGCGTTTTAGACACCATCATGCACCCTGAATTATTGGACAGCTTGAACCGGTTCTACCCGGCGCTGGTCACGATCCAGGAATCGGCCCAAACGCGCCAGGCGAATGGCGAGATCGTCAATGAGTGGACGGCCGTTTCCAACCTGACCGCGCTGACAGCCATTCTGGCCAGCGCGGCAGCGGCCGAAAAGCGCGGCACGGCGCTGACGGTGCAGACGGCAACGCATGTACTGGATTTGCAGGGCTACTACCCCGACATCGTTGTGACCCAGCGGGCGGTGGTGTATACGGCCGTTGGCGGCGGGCTAACCAGAACGTTCAACATCGTGGCCGTACACCACGACAGCCAGAGCCAGCAAACTAAGCTGGAGCTGGAAGAGGTGAATCACTAATGGCCAGCGGTGCGAAAGTTACCGGCGTTGACAAGCTGAACGCCACACTGAAGGGATTAAAGGCTAAGGCCAGCGGCGCACAATTGGCCACGGCCCTGCGCGCCGGCGGGCTGGTGATCGAAACTCCAGCCAAAGCCAAAGCGCCGGTACTGACGGGCAATTTGCGCCGGTCGATTCACACCGAGGTCAGCAGCAGCGGCACGAAAGCCCAGGCCCGTGTGGGCACCAACACAGAGTACGCGCCTCATGTGGAATTTGGCACCAGTCGCCAACGTGCCCAGCCCTACCTACGACCCGCCTATGACGAAAACAAGGGCCGGGCGGTGGCAGAGGTAGCCGACGTATTAGAGGAGCTGACCACGCCATGACCACCGAACTGCTTTCTCCCTTTGTCGATTTAGATGAGGAGTTGACGGCCTACCTGCTGCAATTCCCGGCCGTGAGCGAGGAGATTGGCGACCGGCTGACACCCGCCCCCCTACCCCAGGCCGAAACGCTGCCGGCGGTGACCTATCAGGACATTTCCGACGTGGGCGACCACACCGGGCCAGAAGGCGTAGGTGCCTATCACCAGCTGCGTTATCAGATTGACAGCTGGGCAGCCAGCAAACAGGCGGCGCGGCGCGTCGATGGCAAAATCCGCGCCGTGCTGGATGGCAAGCGGGCGGGCATGGGCGGGCGAGCTTTCGTTAGTTTGCGCGCAAACACAGTATCAATTTACGAGCCGGAAACCGAACTCTGGCACGTAGTCAGTGACTACATTATTCATATCGAAAAGTGAGGTAAACATAATGGCATTAACAACAGTTGCTCCACAAGAGGTAGCCGGGCCGTATGTCAGTGAAGCTGCCGCGCAGTTGACGGCCGTTACCTGGACGGCAGGCGATCCCACCAATGGCAACAAGATCGTTATTCCTGGCCGTCGCATTCTGCTGCTGTTCCGCAACGATAACGTGGCCGCGCAGTGGGTGACCATCGCCAGCAGCAACGACCCATACGGCCGTACCGCGCCCATCACCGAATTGGACATCGCTATTGGTGGTTACGCTGCCCGAATTTTTGAGCCCGTCGGCTGGGAGCAGACATTGGGCGGGCGAGATCTGACCGTCACGCCCGAATCCGTCGATGTTTTCATTCTGGCTATTCCGCTATAGGAGGCGATCATGACAGAAGCATGTATCCCACCAGAGGAACTGGTGGGGTTTGGGGCGTTGCTCCAATACTACGACGTAATCGCTACACAGTGGACCACCGTCGGCGGCACCAAAGATTTGGATTTTCCAGAGGATTCCACCGGCAAAATTGACACCACCAGCAATGACAGCGACGGCGGCTACAAGACCAATATTCCCAGCCCGCTTTCCGAGCTGGGCGAAACCAGCTATTCAATGAATTTCCGCTGGTCGCAGTGGTCTACCCTGGTCAGCATCAAGGCCAATAAGACGATCTTGAATTGGCGGATCGTGCTGATGAACCCGCAGCAAACCTATATGGAGTTTTGCGCCTGGATTATGTCGCTGAACGGCAGCATTCCAATGGAAGAATTAGTGACTGGCGAAATCGGCTTGTCTCCGACCGGCGCGCCCACGTGGGACCAGCTGCTTTAAGGGGAAATTATGGCTAAGAAAAAAGAGAGCGCCACAGCGCCAACGGCCGTATCTGAGACCATCGACGAAACGGCCCCCCCCGTCACGGGGGCTTCTACCGACGAACCCAAAACCGAACCGCGCAACCTCATTGGCGCGGCGATTGAACACATGACTCGAGCGGCGGCCATGCTGCGCAGCAAAGGCGGCAAGAAGGCGGAATCGTGCGCCCACGTTGCCACGCAGCTTGACCGCTGGGTAGACCAATTGGAGAAACTGAATGAGTGAAAAGGTGACATTAAGCGCCGTCGATTTTCTGAACCTGGCCGAACAGCGGCGCGTGGCCCGGATTGACCTGGCCGACGTGGGTTACAGCGGCATTGTGTACGCCTGCGACCTCTCCACGGCTAAACAGCAAAAGATCGCCATCGGCCCAAAGGGCAAAACCCGCGTCTATGCCGATAAATCTATGGATGTGGATTTGGCCAGTATGCCGAAAGATGCCCCGCTCAAAATGATGATTGAATGCCTGGTGACGGACGCGGAAAACGGCCGTTTGCTGGAAGCTGCTTTTGCTGACCTGCCAGAGGACGGCGAGCCGTACATCGTCTGGCCAGAAAGCGAGCTGACGCGCCTTTATGACGTGCTGCGCGGTGACGGCCTGAAGCACAGTGAAGTTGAAGAAAAACTAGGCCGCATGGCCAATGCGGTGACCAACTTAATCGTTAAAACGGTGCGTGAGATTTCCGGCACGGCGGAGGACGCAGCAGAGCAGGAAAAAAAAGATTAGTCGAAAATAAAAACTTGATGCTGGCTCACAAACTTGTCAGGTATGGAATCGGAGGCCGCACGGTGCAGGAATTAAGCGATGGGATGACCGTTGACGAATTCCTCCGCTGGGCGGCTTTTTCGTCGCTTGAACCGTTTGGCGACGATCGCAACGACTGGCACTTTGCCCGGCTCATGGAGCAAACCTACAACATGAACCGGGGTAAGAGTAAGGCCAGCAAACCAGCTAAATCGTTTTTGCTCCAGTTCCGCCAGACCAACCGGGAAATGTCCCTGCAAGAAATGGAAATGGCACTCATGATGCGCTTCGCGGCGATGGGCGGCCGTTTCCCGAATAAGCCACAGTAAACCGATGGAAATTCAAAAGCTATTTGTCTCCCTCCTCCTCGATGCCGCCGATTACACCGGCGGGCTTGACGACGCGCAAAAAGAGGCGTCGTCTTTTCGGGATCGGGTAGGTAAGACGATTGGCGACGGCTTCAAGGCAGCTCAGGGGGTGGCTGTGGCTGCTGCTGCTGCCATTGGCGCGGCGGTTGTGGGGGTGGCCGTCGCCTCGGGGGCGGCGTTTATCGGTTTCCAGGGCCAGATGAACGAAGTATTTACCCTGCTGCCTGGCATCTCCCAGGATGCTATGGATGACATGAGCGGGCAGGTGCTGCAATTCAGTAAAGATTTTGCCGTGCTCCCCGAAAAAGTGGTGCCCGCGTTGTACCAGAGCCTGTCAGCAGGCGTGCCCCAGGACAATGTTTTTTCATTCCTGGAGATTGCCCAGAAGGCGGCGGTGGGTGGCGTTACTGAGCTGGAAACGGCCGTTGACGGCATCACCAGCGTGATGAATGCCTACGGCAGCGACGTGGTAGATGCGGCGAAGGCCAGCGACGTGATGTTTACGGCCGTTCGCTTGGGTAAGACCGACTTCAATCAGCTCTCTGCCAGCCTGTTTAATGTCATCCCCACGGCGGCCAGTTTGGGCGTTGGGTTTGGTGACGTGGCCGCGCAGCTGGCGACGCTGACAGCGCAGGGCACGCCTACGAGCGTAGCCACGACGCAGATCCGGTCGGCAATGGTAGAGGCCAGCAAAAGCGGTACTAATCTGAGTGACGCCATTCAGGACTTGACCGGAAAGTCGTTTGCTGAGCTGATCGAATCTGGTGAATCCATGCCGGGCATTTTTGAGGATTTGCGCCAGTCGATGCCTGAGCAGGATTTCAAGGATTTATTTGGGTCTGTCGAGGCGATGAACGCCGTGCTGGGCGTGACGGGGCCAAACTTTGACGCGGTATCGGCGGCAATGGATGAGATGGCCGATTCTACCGGGGCCACGGACGCGGCCTATGACACCATGAATCGGGGCATCGGCCGCAGCATTGAGCGATTTAAGGCATTTGGCAGCGCGGTGCTGATCCAGATCGGCGGGGCGATGGAACCGATTATCAATGCGGTGGTGAGTTTTGCCGAGGGCGCGCTGCCTAAGATCGAGAATGTGCTGAATACGGCCGTAATTCCGGCGATTGAGACGGTTATTGGCGTTATCGGTAACTTCTTTAGCCGAATGCAGAATGGCGCGCCGATGTTGAGCAACCTCACGGGGCTTATTCTGCAACTCGCCAGCGTCTTTGGCCTTTCGTCTGAGCAGTCCATGCAGCTGGCCCAGACCCTAAACATGTTCAACAACAGCGTATTGCCGCAGCTGGTGGAGTGGTTTACCGCTAACGTGCAGCCGGTTATTGATTGGATTGCCAACCATGTTCAGCTAAAAGATGTCCTTATCGCCCTGGGCATCCTGCTGGCCAGCGTCATCCTGCCCATTCTCGGGTCGCTCCTCCTCTCTGTCCTGGCGATTGCCGCCCCAATCGTGGCCATCATTGCCATCGTGGCCCTGCTGCGCACGGCCTGGGAACAAAATTGGGGCGGGATTCAAGAGAAGACGGCCGCTGCGGTGGAATTCATACGCGGCGTGATTACGGCCGTTATGGCCGGGGTGCAGGCGTTCTGGGCTGAGAACGGCGAGGCCATCATGGCCAAAGCTCAGGAGATTTGGACGGGGATTCAGACGGCGGTAAATACGGCCGTTGAGTTCGTGCGCAATGTCGTCACCACCGTGATGACCGGCCTGCAAGCGTTTTGGGCCGAACATGGCGAGGCCATCATGGAATCGGCCCGCGCTGCCTGGGAATTTATATCGACGAACGTGCAAACGGCCGTTGATATGATCCAATCAATATTTGCCGCGTTCAAAGCAGCATTCGAAGGCGACTGGACAACATTCGGCGAGAAGCTGCGCGACGCCTGGGACACGGCCTGGGCGCGGATTAGCGAACTATTTACCAATGCTAAAGAAACGATCATCCGCATTGCCGCCGGGCTGATCCTCGATCTGATTGCCAAATTCCATGATACGGATTGGGCTGAAGTTGGCTGGGGTATTATCAACGGCATTGCCGGGGCGATAACTGCCGGGGCCGGGGCGATTGCTGAAGCGGCGAAAAACGCAGCGCAAGCGGCGCTGGACGCGGCTAAGGGATTTTTGGGGATTGAATCGCCATCAAAAGTTTTTACCGAAGTAGGTAGAAACATTGGTCAGGGCTTGGTGAATGGTATTGCAATGAGCGAAAAGAGCGTTCAGGATGCGACGCGGCGACTATTCCAGGTTGGCAGCAGCTTGAGCGGTATCGCCGGCGGATTCGCTGGCCAGCTGCAATCCGGCCTCATGACTGACCTGAAGGCGGTCATGGATACCCGCGGCACCGAGCTAGAGTCACTGCGGGACAGTATGGCGGAAACGCTGGGCCTGGATGATGTCGATATGTTGGATCAAAACCGCCTCATCAAAGCCTACTTCGACGCCGTTCATTCTGGCAACGACAAAATGAAACGGGAGATCGAGGCTATCTGGCAGACGCAAAACGAGCTGAATAGCGCCACGGCCGAATACGAGAGCGCGCAGGCTGATATTCTGGCGCTGCAAAAAGCACAGTCCGACCTCGCATTCCTAAAGCAGCAGCAGGATTTACTCGACCTCATCTCCGAACACGGCCTAAACGCTCAGGATATTTTGGGCGGCCTGGAGCTGGGCCTGGGCGCTGACACTCAGGGGCTTGTGCAGGCCATGACGCGGGCGATTCAGGCGATAATAGAGCAGGCCAACGAGCAGCTAGACATCAGCTCGCCCTCTGGCGTATTCAAGGAAATCGGGCAGTTTGCCATGCGCGGCCTGGCTGACGGCCTGGGGGACGTAGGAGCCGTCCGCAATTCCGTGGCCGACCTGGTGAACGAAATGACGTTGCCTTTTGCCACGGTGCAGCCGCAAATAAATGCGGAGACAACCGCAACGGCCGTTTCCTCCCCTGCCCTATCCGGCGGCGGCTCTTCAACAACTATCAATATCGACGCACGAGGCACCGACGCGCCAACCGTTGACCGGCTGCGCGGCATTATCCGCGAAGAGCTGGCAACCAGCGGCCGTCGTGCCGACGTGCGCATCAGGACAGGCTAAATGGCAACTACTTTGAATCTATCCGGCGTCGGGGCCATCACCGGCGGCGTGCTGAACCTGAACGGCACCAATACCGGCATGGCCTCCATTACGCTGCTGCCCGGCTGGCGGCCGCGTGTGGCCAAACGACGGCGGGGTGTGCTGGGCGGCAAACGCCATGAGGACGTGGTGGAATCTATTCCGCTGCGGGTGCATGGGGCGAGTGAATTGGAATGCGTGACGGCGCTAGAGGTATTGGCGGCCGCCATGGACCAGGCGCGGAACTGGAAAGACGGCGCGGCCGTTGACGCGGTTATTTTTAATTATGCGATTGATGGCACGACGCTGGCGAGTGCGCTGCAAACGGCCGTTTTGGGCACGCCTATGGACGCGGCCGATATTTTGAGTTTGCCGGTGGAATTCAACCGGCATTTGCAGGTATTTGAGGTGAATCCGGTCACGCTGCCAGTGGAGCGGCGGGGGCTGTGGCTGGGGGATGAGGAGAGCGAGGTCACCAGCGGCGAGGCTGAGAATCCGGTGGTGAATACGGCCGCGTTTACCGGGGCGCTGACCACGCCGGGGCCGGTTGATGTGGAAATTGAGTTCAGGAGCGGCAATGGAGACTCGGTGGAAACAGGTACAGCGTTCGCTTTTATCGCCGACGATGCCGATAAATTGTACGTTTCTACAACACTCACTGGCGCGACGCTGGGCACCAGCACCATAACAAATAATCATGCGGATGCTGACGCTTCGGCCAATGAGACGTTGCATATCGTACCAAACGACACGGTAGCCGTGGAGATTAGCCCAACCTTAAATCACACTTTTCCAGCAACGCCGGGCAATCACGCATACATGTTTTTCCTGGTACTGCGGAACAATTCTGCCTCGATTCACTGGGACATCACTCAAATGCGCTACCACCGGGCAGGAAAGGGCTTTACGCAGTTCAGGACATTCAGCAATATCCGGGTGGAGGCGGGGGCAAATAATCCTCAAATCGCCAGCATCGGGCCGCTATGGTTCAATCATTCGATCGACATGGTAGCGTCCGGCGGCACTGCCGTTGCGTTTTTTGCCGTGCCTTCAGCCGGCTCAGGCGCGGGGCACGAGCTGGAGGTGGATACACTGGCGGCCGTCGAACTGGGCGCGGGCGTGACGTCGCTGACATTACGCGATGTAAATTTCAAAAACACCAACAACAGTGTGGTGATTGAACACGCGCTATTGAGCCGATTGAAACCGGTGGTTGGAACTGGCGGTATTTCAGGCGATGAACACTCTATTAATTACGACGGCCTGCCGTTGATTTACAACGGCACGGCCGAAATTGCCGCGCTTGTACTGGGGATTCAGGATGACAATTGGTTGCTGGGGTTCGACTTTGCTGGTTCATACGTTCCGGTGGACATAAGACTCAAGGCCACGCGCCGCCCGGCCTACCTGGTGCCACGATGACCACCTACGGCTCTATCCTCTCCACGGCCAACACTACCGGCGCGACCAATACGGATTTAGACGATCTGGTCGATATTACGGCCGGCCAGCTGCTGCTGATGAAGGTCACGCTCAGTGGCAACAAAACCTGCACCATCTCTGACGACAGCGGCGGCGGGGCCGGGCTGACCTGGACGCAGCGGGCCCGTTTTGCTCAGATTTTCAACACCACCGAAGGGGTGACTTCGCTGATTTTTACCGCGCCGGTGGGGTCGTCGGACACGGGTGTGACGGTGAATATCAATGTAGGCACCGCTACGGCGATCAATGCCGAGCTGGTGACAATCACCGACGCCGACAACAGCGATCCGGTGGATGTGATCGACGAGGTCGGTGGGACGGATAACGCGCCGACGGGCGATGTGACGACGACGGTGGATGGCTGTTTTGTGTTTGCCTGCGTCGCTCATGAGACGCAAGATTTCAGCAGCAGCGGGCTGAATGTGGAGACGACAAATTTGCAGTCAGGTGGCGGGGCATTTGTGACCCGGCTGTCTACGCGCTGGATCGAGAAGGCGACGGCCGGGTTACAGACGATGGCCGGCAGTCTGACAGGAGCCGAGAATTGGGCGGTGACGATTGTAGCAATCAAGCCAGCACCGGCGGCAGGCGGGGCAACGCCGCATTATTACCAGCAGCTCATAGGACAGGTGTGATATGCAACTCATTCAACTAAGCGAAGCAACCGCCTCACTGCGGCGGATTTTTTTTCAGGCGGTGGACGCAGCTGACGGCATTACGGCCGAAACGGGATTGACCGGGGCCGGGCGTATTTCCAAGGCGGGGGCAGCCACGGCCGCCAGCACGAACAACATCACGGAAATTGACGCCACGAATATGCCCGGCCGCTACTACATTGAGCTGACGGCCACGGAGGTGAATACGCTTGGCATTATTGAATTCCGCTTCAAAACGGCCGCATGTGCGGAGGTGGTGGCGCGTGGCCTGGTCGTGGCCTTTGATCCATTTACGGCCAGCAATCTAGGTGTTACCAATCTGGACGCAACCATTAGCAGCCGGGCCACGGCCGCAGCGCTGGCCACGGTGGACGGCATTGTGGATGCGATTCTGGTAGACACCGATACCACCATCCCCGGCCTGATTGCCGCGCTGAATGATTTAAGCGCCGCCCAGGTCAACGCCGAAATGGTGGACGTGGTAGCCACGGATGTGATTGCCGACAGCGTACCCGCCGACGGCAGCCGCCCGACGATGCGCCAGGCGCTGCTCATGATCGCCCGCTTCCTGATGGAAAAGAGCGTCAGCGGCACGACGGTGACGGTCAAAAAAGAAGATGGCACTACGAGCTCAATGACCTTTACGCTGGACAGCGGCACCAGTCCAACCAGCATCACGCGAGCAACGTAACCTATGGCTGAATCAATTATCACCCTGGGCATTGGCGCGACGCCGGTAAGCATCACCCCGTTTGTGACGACGGGGCTATTTCCGGCGTCCGTTGTGGCCCCCGTGCCAGCCAGCAGTGGCGGGGCGATACCGCTGGCACTGCAACTCTACGAATCCCCCGGCGGCGCGCTGATTGCTGACCTTTCGGACGCGACCGACTGCGTGATTGACAACGGCCGTCATGGTTTCCGCAGCCTCACCTGCTTTGTGCCGATGCCGCTTGAGCTGGCTTTTGCCATTGCCGAGCAGGGCAAGGCGAAATGGCTGTCGTTGAATTACGGCGCGGGCGTGGTGTGGGAGGGCCGGGTGGAGGACCCGACCGTCGTCATTGCCGAGGATGGGACGGGCTTGCAGGTGACGGCGTTTGGTGCGTGGCGGGCGCTGTTTGATGTGCCGTATACGGCGCTGTGGTCGAAGAGTGGGACGGCGGGGTGGCGGGTGGTGACGGGAGATGACAACAGCACGTTTAATCCAGGAAAATACGAAATTGATAATAACAACAGGATTTATATTGCGCCGCGCAAAAACGAAACATTCAGCAGCAGCGGTTCCCAGGGGGTCGTTGGATTTACCACACCTGACAACGGCGGGCGTCAGGTGGTTGGGGTCGAGTTTGACTATGAGGTCAATGGATCGTCAAGCTGGGCTTTCCGGTTGCAGCGCCGCGATTCGGATTGGGTTTTTGATTCGTCCGAATGGCTCCTATCGGGCACCGGCTCAGTGCAATCTGGAAGCGTTCATTTAGCTTTTTCCGGGATAGACAATCTGATGTTCATGGTCTTTTTCAACGCAGCCAGCGCAACGTACACGGGCGAAACGGGGGACACCTATCTGAAAATCACCAACCTGCGTAATGTGACATCCACAGCTCGGCGGGTGAATACCGCGCTAACGGCCAATACATCAACCGGGTCGCAAACTGTCCCGGTGGGCACAACGGCGGGGATGTATGTGGGGCAGTCGCTTTACATCGCCTCGGGCAGCAGCAACCGCGAGCGGGTAGTGGTGGAGGCGGTAAATTCGAGCACGACATTTACCGCCACTTTTGCCAATGCCCACACCTCAACTCAATTTGTCCAGGCTCACGCAATTTATGCCGATCAGATAATCAGCGACCTGGTGAACCACATAACGGCCGCCAACCCGGCCCAGCTCTCCGCCTCCACCGCCCTCATCGAATCCCCCGGCCTCGACCTCCTCGACGAGGTATACGAAGACGCCTGGCCCGGCGACATCGCCACCAAACTGGCGGGCCTAGGGGATAACCAGGACCCGCCGCGATTGTGGGAAGTGGGGGTGTGGGAAGGGCAAAAGCTCCATTTCCGGCCGAAGGGCAGCGACTCCCAAATCTGGGCCATCGATGCCGACGAATTGACCGTCAACAGCACGCTGGAGCTGCTGCGAAATTCGGTATATGCCAGCTACCAGGACGCCAACAACCGGACGCTGCGCACGGCCGTGGCCGATGATGCCACCAGCCAGGCGCAGTACGGCATTGTGCGGCGCGGGGTGATTAGCGCCAGCACGACCAGCAGCACACAGGCCGGTAAGCACAGGGATGCGGCGCTGGAAGACGGCCGGGTGGTGAAGCCGCGCAGTGAATTGCAGCCGGATTATTTGATGGACCAAACCGGGGCGATTGCGCCTAAATGGTTGGCGCGGGCGGGGCAGACAATGAACATCCGCAATTTGCCCCCTACCCTCGGCAGTGAGGTTGACCGGGTGAGAACGTTTTTACTGGAGGAGAATGGCTATGACGTGATGGAGGATGTGCTGACGCCGGTTCCCGAGGAGCCGCCGGCCTCGTTGGAGTTTTTGGTGGCGCGGCGTGAAGAAGGATTTTAGGATGGCTGAAGAAAAAGAGATCTTTCCGGGGTTTCAGGAGATGTTGGATACGGCCGTAAACAAGGCCATGATCAATGCGTTTGCCGACCTGGATTATGTCAAAATGAAACAGTGTCAGGAGCGGGTGGAGGAATTGACCAACCGCCTGGGCAATGCAGAGGCAAAGGCCGTGGCCTATGAAGAGCTTTGGCAGCGGCGTAAAACTGACGTGCGCAAACTAGAAGACCAGATTTTAGAGCTAAAGGCGCGGGTGCTGTTGCTGGAATCGACGCTGAAAAATCAGCAGGCAAACGAAGTAACGGCCGGGGACAATGAATGAAAACATGAGCAATGATGAACTCATTACAGCACTGATTACCGAATTGAAATCCATGAGGGAGGCACTCCAAGAGCGCAATTATGATCAAGCGCTTTTGGACCGGCGATTTCAGGCAGATTGCCGCGCTGCTAAAAAATCACTCTGGCGAATTGCAAAAGCAGCAGCAGCAGATCGACGAACAGCGCCGCTGGTGGCAAGCCATTGGCGTACCGAAGCGCCGAGACAAGGACACGGGCTACTTCGTTGACCGCAAATATTTGCAGCGTCTCATGGACGCGGCGTTTAACAATGCCGATGTGATTAGCCTGTGCATGGCCCTGGGGGTGGATTGGGAAAATCTGGAAGGTGAAAACAAAGATTTGAAGCTCTGGGCGCTGATCGACTATATGGAGCGCCGCAGTGAGCTTTACAAATTATTGGATGAGTGCAGGACCAGACGGCCGAATTATGACTGGCCGCTGATATAGAAAATAGGAGATTGAAAACGATGTCTATCGAACTGAGTTTGAGCGCAATTGCAGGTATGATTTTGAGTTTGGTGCTGGAATACGTTCCGGGGGTTGCCGGGCGCTACGAGGGGCTGACGGCCGTGCAGAAGCGGCTTGTGGTGCTAGTTTTACTGCTGCTGTCAGCCGGGGCGCTCTTCGGCCTCTCCTGTGCCGATTTGGTGCTGTACGTGGAATGCACCGCGCGCGGCGTTTTGGAGCTGCTGGGGATGATTGGCGTAGCGATTGGCGTCAACCAGGGCACCTACCTGCTGACGAAAAAGGCATGATCCGCATAATCCTGCTTATTCTGGCGGCGGCACTGGTGCTGCTGTTTGTTGGTTTTATCATCTGGTTTTGGCTCGCGGCCAGTGGCGGGGTCATCGTTTGATAGTCAGCGCTTGCCAGACGGCCGTATGTATCCTGTTCGCAATCAGCGGCGCGGTGGAAACGGTAACGGCCGTTCCGCCGCTTGAGACAATGCCGCTGAGCCTGACGAACTATTGGTTTTTCGACAGCGACGGCAACCCTGTGCCGTGGGCAGGTCAGGCCAACGGAGAGCCGGAACGCTACGCCAACCTCTACCCCACCAGCGCGGCGCACGAATGGCGCGTGGCTGGCTGTATTCAGGGTTGGACAAAATTGTATGAAGGTGAGTGGAGTTGGACTACGGCCGTTTCGTTCACCTGGGGCGGCGAGGATCGGGCGGTGGCTTGCTTTGATAATTTTGGGGATGAGGGGTATCGACGGCCGTTTTTTCACGAGCGGTACGGGCTTTGGGTAATTCCGACAGATATTTTGACAGATGAGCCGGTCTATGGCCTGGTGTGGGATTGGGCCACCGATATGACACGCATTGAGGAGATTGAATAATGACTGCTTTAGGATTTCACGGCCAACGGCCGATACCTGATTGGTTGGAAGCGGTAAAGCTCTTACCGGCCAAATCACCACTTTTAGCCGTTGACGATTTGCATATGCTGCGCGATGCCAAGCTGAATAATCCGGGCGTGTTGACCGTCTTTAGGAAAAAGATTGAAGACCAAAACTTTACGCCTGATTACGAAGCGGCAAAAGAAAAGGCGCGCGCCTATTTTAACAAGTTCGTGGATGGCACCTGGCAAGAACAGGAGCTTTGGCGCTATATCGATGTAATCAAGGACTGGAATGAGTACGTGGCCAGTAGCGACAGCGAGGCCCAGCGGCAACTTGTGATCACCTGGCTTCAGGCGGTAACGGCCGTATGGAATGGTGAATACCGGGGCAAGTCGATTGTGGGCTATCGTGACATCCCTCTGGCGCTCACCAGCACGGCCATTGGCAACGATATTGATTTTCGCTATGCCCAAATTGCGGCCAACACGGGCAACATTCTGAGCTATCACAACTATACCCATTACGATTTCGGCCAGCGCGATCCGCAGGATTGGCGCTATCACAGCGGCCGATGGGTCTACATGGATCAGGATTTTGTGAGCCGGGGGATTAAAGTCCGCTGGATTTCGACCGAAGGCGGACCGTATCAGGGTGTTTATGATGGCTGGAAAAGCAGCAAGGTTTTGAGCGGCAACCTGACGCGGTACATAGATGAGGTGGTTGAGTACCAGCTATTAAAGACGGCCGAATGGAACGCCAGCCACGAAAACCGCTATTTAGGCAGCGTCTTTTTTACTTTTGGACAAACGGGCGGGTGGCCGATGTATGAGCTATCCGCCGCCGAGATGGTGCAGCTAGCGCAGGCAATTAAAAATGGAGTAAGCATTATGACATGGCAAAGTGAACTTTGGAGCGAATCGATTAACCGGCAGGCGATCAGCCTGAACCCAAACGCGGCTTTGCAGGCGGCGATTTTTGCTGATGGCTTTACCCCGGTTGAGTCCGAATTCTGGTATACGCCCACGGACGGCAAGCAGCGGGCGGCAATGGCGGCTGAACATCTGGGAACCGGCGAGCGGCGGGTCTATTATGCCGTTGTGCCCGCCTGGAATGACGTTAAGTGGTTTACGGACCCAAACTGAACGGGGCCGCGTTTGAGTTTCAGGCGTGGCCCACAACCCAGAAATACATCACCCAGCGCTTTGGAGACAACCCAGAGAATTACGAAAAGTTTGGTTTCCCCGGCCACGAAGGGATTGATATTTCCGCCCCATTCGGCACGCCTTACTATGCCGTTGCCTCTGGCGAGGTCATTTGGGCCAGCGACCAGCGCAGAAGCGGCGGGCCGTCGGCTTATGGCTGGCACGTGATTGTGCAGCACGCGGCTGGCTATTCGACGCTATATGCACACGCGGCGGCGGGTAGTCTGGCGGTGGTGGGTACGGCCGTTTCTGCCGGGGATGTGGTGGGGATTAGCGGCAATACGGGTAACAGCAGCGGCCCACACCTGCATTTGACGCTGAAGCGGGAGGGGTATCAGCTGCCGGGCTGGCCAGCGGGCTATATGGATCCGTGGCCGTTTCTAGAGCCGCTGATATGACCTGGCTGCTCACCCCTGCCCAGCGCCGCGTGTTACAGTTGGCGGCCGGCGGCGCCAGCAATGCGGAGATCGGGCGGGCGCTGGGGAATAAAGAGAGGACGGTCAAAAACCACCTGACGGGGATTTTTAAGCGCCTGAAGGCACGCAGCCGGGTAGAGGCGGTGGTGGAGGGGATTCGTTTGGGAGAGGTGGATGAGTTGCAGGCTTATGCTGACTTGGAGTTTAGGCAGCGGTGTGAACTGGAAAACAAAAACCCCTGACAAATTGTCAGGGGTTTTTTGGTGCGTGCCAGCCTCGGGGGGAGGGTAAGGTATTTTAACCGGGTGTCTCCCGCCGCGCAAACAGCGCCCGCGCCATCTCGTCGGCGCTGGCCTGTGCCCCCTCATCCCCACCCACTCCCGTGGGCACCTGCCCCAGCTGGGCCAAAATGAGCTGGAGCTGCCGCCGCCGGTGGTCACGCAGCCATTCGTCGAGCGGGGTTATTTCACCGGTTTGCAGGTTGATGATTGCCAGGTTGGGATCATGCATTGGCCAGCTCCTCCACCTGGACATTGACGCTGGCCATCCAGCTCCAGCCGCTGCCGATGGGGCGCTTGCTCGTCTGCACGGCCGGATCGTCGTCGTTCAGTTTCATAATGTCGGCGGCGCGCTGGGCGCTGATGGGCTTGGCATCGACGACGATACGGCCGTTTTCTCGCCGGTTGTAAAAGTGAAGCGTGCCATCGTAAGCGATATGCAGATGGATGATCACGGTGTGGTAAAATTGTTCTGTCATGGGTTTAGTTCCTCGTGATACGGCCGTTTCCTTTGCTTTTGACGAGGTGGGGAAACGGCCGTTTTTGCTGCCTGCTATTAATGCGGATTGCCTGTTAGGGATGAGATGGTATCCGCCGCATCGTTCCACAAATCGCGCAACTCGCTTGGCATTCGATTAAAGGTAGGGTGATTTTCGTCACTCATCTCGGCCATTAGCTCCACAAAGCGAGCCAGCAACTTTTCGCCGTAAGTGAGCTTGCGCCGCTTCCCAACTCCCTCGGGCTTGCAGTAGACCATCGCCAATATGCCGATGTCGTCATTACCGCAGTCAAAGTTGAAGGTGCGAGCAAGAACATCCCACTCCCACGTACCATTGTTGCCAAAGGGGAAATTAATAATCGTGTCCCCGGGGGCGGGAACGGTATCGAGTTTCACTAAATCAGCCTCCTCGTAGCCCATCATTGGGTCGGTTTCACACATAAACTGTACATACATCGTGATTGTCTCCTTCGCCGCCACTGCGGCCTGGGGCCGGGTTACGGCCGTTTTTGCTATTCAAATGGGAATAGGTTGTTGAAGTTCGCTATTGCCTCATCAATCGTTGGATGTCGCTCGTGCCACTCGTGCTCCATTCCGCTTTTTCGCGGGTGGAAGGTAAGTGTCAGGTTGCGATAAGAACGGGGCGAAATCTGAACACGGATAGCACGCTGGTGCGCCATCAAAACGAGGTCGGTCAACAATCTGCTGTCGTAAGTTGATAGGCATCCCTGTCCGAGCACAAATGTAATGTGATGATTATTGCCCCAATCAACGGCCTTTAACTGATCATCGTGCAAGTGATAAATTCCTTCAAAGAGATCGCCTAGCATATCAGCAACCTTGCATCCAAATTCTGACATCTCTTTCGGTTTAAGCGCGGCCTGTACCCAATTAGCTCCTTGGTATCCTGCTGCTGTTGTTTTGTACATTTTCGGGTTCCTTTGGCCATACGGCCGTTTGCGCTGGGAGCGCTGCTCATTACGAGCCACTCACTATTAAAAAATCTCCGCCGCCTGCGCCATCGACGATCTGATTTCATCGTAGCTGAATCCGACGCGCTTGCCGTCGGGGAATTGTAGCTCCAGGCCCACGGCACGGCCGTTTTTCAGGTAGTAGCCGGTTTTGGTGGCCCGGACGGGTACGTTGTCGTCTGGGTGCATGACCCAGACGGTGCGGTTTGATTGTTCGGTGATCATGATTCTCCTTTGCCGGGGAATTTCCCGCCCCGGCACGGGGTTGCTCCTTTCCCGGCGCGCTGGTTTGCGCGCGAACGGTTACGACGCTGACGGAATCAGCCGCAGCTTGTCGGCACCGACTTTTAATTGATGGCCATCGACGGATACGGTGAACAGTTCGCCGCCGTTGGTGTCCAGGATGGTGCCGGGCTTTTCGTCTTTTTTGCCGCGCACCATCACCTCATCGCCGACCTGAAGGAAGTGGTCGGTTTTGGAACGGCCGT